CCTTCTACTACTCCTAACACATAATATTTATACACTTCTTTACACTCTTCCATTACTTCACTTTTTGAATTCTCTACTACACCTCTTCTATTTTTATACTTCTCCACTGATTTATTTCTCTTTCTTATTAACATTACATCATCTATATCTCCTTTTATTTTATATCTATCTCTTATTTTAATCGCTTCTCCTAATGTATTAAGTTGAATATCCTCTAACTTTTTTAATAACTTTTTAAAATTTTCATCATTTACACAATTATCGCTCTTATTTATTAAAAAATCATTTGGTTTATCTTTAAATAATTCTTTATATTTATCACAAATTATATCATAACCGCCATATCGTATTGTCAAATAATATTTATTACTTATAAAATCATTTCCTAATAAAAAACAAAATAATACATAATCTTTTATTCTATGAATATCATTAGAACAGCCTATTTCCTTTACAATACAATGTGATAACATTCTAATATCTAACGAATATACATTATCTTCTTTAATGTTACTTAATTCTATTTTCATGAAGTCAGGTGCTTCTCTCGATGTATATATGTTATTTACATATTCCAAATGCAGCAAAGATAACATTATTAAATCCGAATCTAAACCATAAATCATTATATTCTTATCTTTCATATCATGTGTTCTTATATATTCCATTAATTTATGTTCCCCTTCTCCATTTTCATTTGGTGATGATAAATAAAAATATTGATATTTGTCTTTTCCTTTATAATTTTCTCCAAAACGTTCTATTTCTTCGGTAAATTTATCCATAAATGGTGTTCCTATTGTAATGTTTGTTTTATCCCAATATGTTTCCTCTATCTTTAATATTGTATTTAATATTCTCCTTTTTACTTGTTGTTTCATTTTTTTGGGAGGAGGGATACCATCAAATGCTATATACACTTGTTCGGTAGGTTGATATAATTCTATATAATATATTATTTGTTTCTTTACACGTTCAATTATTTCATTCTCAATATCTCCACTATATGCTTCCTGTTTCATTTTCCCTAGACTATCATATATTAACGAATTTGCATCAATACATAATAAGTGGATTTTATTATCTTTATGACTAAAAAAATCCAATGATTTTATAATTCTACTATGTTTACGTAACAATTTTGTATAATAACAAGGAATACCCATTATAATATTTATATCAAATAATTTTTATATATTTTGTATTAATATATTATGCAAGCAAAAAATTATATCTTTCCTTTCCATAAAAATGAAAATATAATAAACACTTGTGAAAGAACAATTGATATTATAACAAATATTATTCTAACATTTAAAACAAAAAAAAATAAAAAAATATTTAGTGAAAATGAATTAAATATGGCTATTAAAGTATTAAATGAATTACAAACAATTTTAATCAATATTTACAATGATAATGAAATAAGTAATGAAATTATAAATAATATTGAAATTGTAATTAATAAACTATCTATTATTATAACTACTTTTGGTTGCGATACTTTGGAAAGTTTATTATTTTTAATTTGGAATAATGAGTATGACAGAAGTGATAATAAATATATTACAGCAAAAATAAAACTATTACTTAAACATTTTATTCCTATTTCATGTATTATAAACAAAAATGATAATATTAATACGACACAAGTATTATGTAGTGACAAATTAATAGACACAACTATTAAAAATATAAATCAGAATAATTTTGAATGTATTCCTATTACAGACAGCGATATATTTCATCTTGAAGTTACGGGTTCATTTTTAATAATTCATAATAGTTTATTAAAACAAACTCTTGTTATTAAAGGATATATAAATATTATTGATATTCATAACGTAAATAATAACTATATAAAATATTACAAAAAAGAATATTATAATTATTTTAAGGATAGTGAAGAAAATATTAAAAATATTGCTTATAAATACATTAATAATTTTATATTAAGTGATATTTTGATATATAGCATTAATGATTACGATAAAAAAATAATTTCCATACAAAATCAAGTAAATATATTAAAAAAAACGAAAATACAGAATATATTAGAAAAATTTAAAGAATTGTCGTTATATGGGAAACGTACAATGTTACTTAACTTATTATTATATGGTAAAGAAAATATTGTATTCTTTATTGCTAATTTATTATACGAATTTTTATCATTAAACTCCGATAATACACATAATTTAATAGATAATATTAATGAAACACTTACATGGAATATAAAAGAACTTATAAAAAATGGTACAAAAAATACTATTCAGTTCAATAATGATATGCGGAAAAAATATGACAATTCAAGTATTACTTTAGAACAACAAATATATCTTCTACAAGTAAATGATAATACAAAAGAAAAAGCATTGGCAAAATTAAAAGAAGTTAAATCAAAAAATGATGATTCTAATTCAAAAGCAAAACAATATTTAGAAGGACTCGTAAAAATACCATTTAATATTTTTAAAGAAGAGGAAGTGTTAACTATCGTCAAAACAAATAATACTATTTTAAATAAGATTTTAACACTATTTAACAATATTCACATTTTTAATAATATTCCATTAAAAACACATTATACCAATTTTGAAATTTGTAAAATTATCAATTATATAGACAAAGACATATATGATGAATATCTGAAAGTATTAAATCCATATATAATCAATTTAAAATCTGAAAAATTAAAACAAATAATTCAAAAATACAATAGAAATAATGAAAATAAACTGATAATTAATAAAACAAAATCAGAACGAATTGCCACAATACATAAAAATATAATAAACAATGTAAATTTAATCAATATTGTTGAAGAATATGGTGATAATAATAAATATTTAAACACCATAATATCAGAGATGAGTAAAATAAAAAGTAATAACTTTAAATTAAATATGTGTCTTGAAAAGATTGAGAATAATTTAAATTCTTGTGTATACGGACATAATAATGCAAAGACACAAATATTTAAAGTAATTGCAAAATGGATTAATGGAAACCAACAAGGATACTGTTTCGGTTTTGAAGGTTCACCAGGATTAGGTAAAACAACATTGGCGAAAAAAGGGATTAGTAAATGTTTAATTGATCATGAGGGAAAATCACGTCCATTTTCATTTATTGCTCTTGGTGGTTCTAGTAATGGTTCTTTATTAGAAGGTCATGGATATACTTATGTTAATTCAAATTGGGGAAAAATAATAGATGTGTTAATGGATTCGAAATGTATGAACCCTATAATATACATTGATGAATTAGATAAAGTTAGTGGTACCGAACAAGGTAAAGAAATTATTGGAATATTAACTCATTTAATTGATAAATCTCAAAATAATTGTTTCCAAGATAGATATTTTACAGGTATAGATATAGATTTATCACGAGTACTGTTTGTATTTTCATACAATGACCCAAACAAAATAGATTCTATTTTATTAGACAGAATACATAGAATAAAATTTGATAACTTATCAGTAGAAGATAAAATTATTATTACAAAAGAATATATCATTCCCGAATTAAATGAAGAATTGGGATTGAATAACATAGTGGTAATCAATAATGAAACCATTGAATATATAATCGAAACATATACAGTTGAACCTGGTGTAAGAAAATTAAAGGAAATATTTTTCGATATATATGGTGAAATAAATATAGAATTACTAAAGAATAATTACGATAACGAATTACCGATTATTTTAGATGTTAATACACTTGAAACCAAGTATTTAAAAAAATATAATAAAATAATAACAAAAACTATAAATAATAATTCAGAAATTGGTACAATAAATGGTCTATGGGCGAATAATCAAGGTCGTGGAGGAATTATACCAATCCAAACAACATTTTTTCCTAGTAATACATTTTTAGAATTAAAATTAACTGGTTTACAAGGTGATGTAATGAAAGAAAGTATGAATGTTGCAAAAACATTAGCTTGGAACTTGACAAATAAAAAAATGAAACAAAAAATATTGAAACAATTTGAAGAAACAAAATGTCAAGGAATTCATATTCATTGTCCCGATGGTAGTATATCAAAAGATGGACCTTCCGCTGGTTCTGCTATTACTACAGCATTATTTAGTTTATTTAACAACAAAGAATTATCAAATACATGTGCTTTAACGGGTGAAATAACATTGAATGGTTCTGTTACTGCTATTGGAGGATTAAATGAAAAAATACAAGGTGGTTTAAAAGCAGGGGTTAATACATTTATCATACCAAAAGAAAATATAGATGATTTTGAAAAAATCAAATTAAAATATGAATCCAAAAATATAAACATTTATGACTGTGCGAATTTTCATTTTGTTAAACATATAGAAGAAATATTACACATTTTGAAAATACATTAATTTATAATAATATTATATAACAAATAATGAAATTAGATATTGTTTCATTTTCGTATTTATTTTTACGTTTAGCACCATTTGTATTAGTTTCATTTTTCTCATTAGGTTCATTATTTAATCAAGATTTTAAAGGGTTAATTTACCTAGTTGGATTAATTGTTGCAACAGCTATAGCTGTTATGATTGGTAATGGATTTGGGTTTACTGGCATAAATAAAGATGCACCTGGTATTTGTAAAATGATTGAACTTGGTGAAAATGGAGAATTTTCAAAATTACCATTAGGTCAAGTTGTATTCGGATATACTTTTGCTTACCTTCTTTATCCAATTATTGCGAACAATTATGTATTAATGAATATACCTACAATTGTGTTTTTCCCCATATTAATATTAGGTGATATCATATGGAATACACAACACGGTTGTTATGATATTTCACATTTGATTTCATCACTATTTGTAGGTAGTATTGTTGGTGTATTATGGGCTTTAATAATAGCAGTAACAGATGTTGCTAATTTTCAGTATTTTAATAGCGTAACTGGAAAAGATGTTTGTAGTCGTCCTACTAAATCAACATTCCGATGCAATGTATATAAAAACGGTAAATTAATTTCTAAAAACTTCTAATTTGATAAACATATACAATAATCTATATGTTTATGGTTCAAAACAATGAATATTTTCTTTAAACCATGTTGTAAATTCGCTAATAACTTCTTTTCTATGTGTTGTAAATGAAATATTTGTTGGACTTAAAAATGATACTTTATAAACATTTATAAATCTATTAATTGAGTTTACCAAATTAACATTTTCATATGTTGAATTTAATTTATTAATATCGAAATTATCATAATTCTTACGTTTATTTACATTATTATGAAATTCAAATAACATATGTTTTAATGCGGTCTTGGTAGTTATATTATTAAAATTAACATTTTTTAAATATGCTTTAGCATGTTCCGTACAAATAGGACAAGGTAAATAAGAACATATTTGATATATGAATTTCAACAAGGCTGATTTTAACTGTAAAAATTTTTCATCTTTAATCTTATGTGCTATCGTATGAAAAAATATCCATGTTGGGGCTCCCCAATATACTTTCCTTTCTGGAGGCGACACAGGAGGTTTTACATTTTGTGTCATTTTTTTTATATTTTTATTTTTTGACGGAATTGTTGAATTTGATTGTTTATTTCCATGTCTTCCATTATTTCTTGTAAATAACATCAATATAATTTATAAACATATATAAATTTTTGTATATACAACATATATACTATGAATAATAAAGAATTATTAATAAATAATGTTAAAAAATGGATTAAATTAGATAATGAAATAAGAGTATTGCAAAAAGAACAACAAAGTAGAAAAAATGAAAAAAAGAAACTATCTGATGCTCTAATAGATATCATGAAATCGAATGAATTAGACTGTGTAGAGGTTAAAGATGGGAATTTAAATTATGTTAAAAAAGAAGTCAAGAAACCAATAACAAAAAAATATCTAATGAATGTTTTATCCAAATATTATAATGGTGATATTGAAAAGACTAGTGAATTAAATAACTACATTATGGAAAATCGTGAAACGAGCGTTCGTGAATCAATCCAAAGACATATCAACTAATAAGACCTTCGATGCTATCAAATTTTCCTAAAATTTTAGGTTTATCTATTTGTTTTTGAATATCCTCCGTGTCGTATACATTATTATAATTATCTACATAATAAATAATTCCATTCACATCTTCCATTCGTATTTGCATTGTTGTTGTATTTTGTTGTGTTGCTTCAGAACTAAATATACCATTAGGTGTTCCTTTAGAGTGTGTTCCACAATATTCACTATCATCCTTACGACGTCTCGTACATTGTTGTCCGTTCGCACGACACGCTTTACAACGGTCATTTGTAGGTAATACATTTTTTACCCGCTTACGTTTTACTAATTGCTCTTTATGTATTTCCAATTTGTCATAATCATAAATAAATGTAAGTAATTCCGTCTTTTTTTCATTCGATATATCCAATTCATTTATTTTTGTACGCAATGAGTCTTTAAATAGACCAATATGTTCTGTTATAATGCGATTAATGCGATTCTCCATAATTTAACAATATAATTTATTATCACTATAAAAAATTATATACAATTCAATTTTTACATTACATAGTTATGCGAATAATTTATTTACACTTGTAAATAAATCTAATATTGTATTTGAAACAGTTTTTAAATGTTGTCTAATTAAATTCTTATCAACTTTCATGATATATGATATACGTATTGTAGAATCATCATTATGAGGATGAAATTTCTTGAAACCACAAAATGAAAATATTTTCTCCTTTTCAAAATATCTTGTATATAACTGATATTCTAATAATTTACCCATTGTATAATCTTCATTTTCCAATACAATATCATACGAATTATCCATAGTTGTTTCACTTATATTTATTGGTACTGTATCGGCGTCTAATGATTCTATAAATTTTTTGAATTTATTAATAATAACATTACAAGATAAATTGATTAATTGTTTATTTGAATATATTCCTAATGTTTTTACCTTAAAATCAAAACTATTTTGTAGATAATAACGTTGAGCGTCTAATACATAGAAATTCTTTTTTTCAAATTCTATTTCAGATTCTTCTAAACCATCTCCCTGCATTTTTAATTTACGTTTATCCCATTCTTTTTCTGCTAATAACATGTCTATTGTATTTCCAAAGCTACATACACTTGTTACATTATACATACTATTATTTTTGGCATTACTTACTGAAAAATCACATTCCAAATCTATCTCTTCACCGGGTATAGTATCTGATATTTTTGGTCGTAATCTTACAAACAATATATAATCCCCTGTAATATCATTTGGAGGAAATATTTTATTCACTTGTTCTTGTGACATATAAACATTTGTTTCTTTATCTTTTATTTTAAAATGTTCGGTAGTTATATTCATAATATTAGATGTTTCATTTTTTATTGATAATTCTAATATATACTTATTTGGCAATAATTCCAAATCTGTTTGATGTATTGGTATACAAGATAATCGTTGTTTTATTATTTCATTATGAAATCGTGTTGTATTTTTCTTTATATTACATCTATTCTCGTCAAATTTTTCTGTAATAAACGCATTTACAGGTATTTCAGATAATATAGTACGACGAATTCCATTTACAACACTTACATCACAATTTTGAATTGTAAAATCCAATGTACCATCATTCTCTAATATTTTAGTAATCGTAGGTTCCATTATATTATATAATGTTATATTTCTAAATTATTTTTGAATCAATTTTTATTGTATCATACGTGATTATCATAATACAATATTCGTTTTTTACATCATCATCATTCCAATTAATACAAAAGATAAAACAATAGGAAATAATACCAAGAACCAAGACAGTGAGGGAACACCCGCATCACATATTAAATTCAATACCCAAGTCCAAAATAATACATATAATAATTTGATTATAAATACAAGTGTTGTATTTGAAACATCGCAACTTAAATAACCTAAACAATATTTATCAACGTTTCCATAATTTTGCATAGCTATTACTACTAATCCTATTATCGAAATAACTAAATAAAAATACGCAGGAGCACATAAATTTTTTAAACCTCTTATTTGAGCCATTATATATTTAATATATATTTTTTTACACCAATGATACTTGATTTCCAGCAGGTTGACTTAATACATTTGGTGATGATAATTCTTGTGCGCTTACAAAACTTGCTGCGAGTCGTGCACCACCCAAATTGTCAAAATGTGTCATCATTCTTATATCATTTCCTAATAAAGGATCACCTCCTTTCATTTTTCTATTACGTTTACTCATACGTCTTTTGAATCTAATTTTTCGACTTTTTCCTCTTGTCCTGTTTTTACGTTGTTTATTCTTTATTGTCTTTTTACCACCATATTTTTTACACACACAACCACCGTTATATTTTACCATACTGTCTAATAAAAAATATGGATATTTTATTTTTTTGTATTTATTCTATATCTACATGTGTCAACATATGTCTTCTACAACACATATTTGTTAATTTTAATTTATCCAATACTATTCCCTCTGGTGCCTTTTTTGTATTTTCCTTTGTTAAATATACTACTTTTTTTGCAGTTTCATCATCTGATAATTTGATTTTTTTCACTTCTCGCAAATAATATTGATACTTATCTGCTAATACATTTCCACAAGTAAAACATTTCACTGGTATAATCATATTGTATAATACTATATAATATGATAGTATATTTAATTCAATTTTCATAATTGTTGTAAATTTCTAAAATGATATCTAAACTTCCATAATTTTTCCTTATTTTTTTTCAAAAAATTTGTATATAATTCATCCCATTTATCACTCCAATCGCCTTTTTTATAGTCACTCATATTTAATATATAATTACTTGATGATATATATGGCTTACGCATTGTAACACCTCCTGATACAAAAAATACCATATCCAATACATTTTGATGCATAACCCATTCATAACTATCACACGAAAATTCCATAAACCATTTGAAACCATCGGATGGTCGTATACCCGATAAATTCATAAAATTACCTACAACCATTAAACGTATTATATGATGTAAATATCCTGTATCAAATCCTGACTTAATCGCATCATCTACGGGTTTAATTCCTAAAGTCCCATTATACCATTGTTTTGTTAATTTTTTATTATTACCAAAATAATTTTTATTTTTAAAATTATAATAAATATAACAATAACGTTGATATTCTCTCCAAAATAATTGTCGAATGTAACCTTCAAAACTATTTAATGGTATAATGGATTTATATTTCATAATAATTTCTATAATATCGTTTGGATTTATCAATCCAATGTTTATGCTACTAGATAATAATGAATGAAACATATAATTTTCTTCTTGTTTTATGAAATCCTGATAGTCACCAAAGTTCTCAAATTTATATTTTATAAAATGTAACAACCATATCTTTACATTTGAATGTTGTATTGGATATATGAAATTTTCTGTGTTTCCATAATTATTTGGGAAATTCCTTTCTACATATACAGCAGCTTCATCAATATATTTTTTATCCACTTTATTAGATGGTGTATTTGGTATTTTTTCTTCTTTTGGTAATCGCTTACGATTATATTTGTCTTGTGATTTTATTCCAGGTATAATATTAAGTTTTTCTTTATTCCAATTATAAAAATTATTAAAAATAAAATTGGTAGTTTTTTTTCTATATTCTTCCAATTGCTTTGTAGATATTAAAAAGTTTGGACTTTCAATTATATTGGGTTTACCCGGTAATTTTATTTTATCAATTGGTTGATAAATACTATATTCTTTTTCAGTTATAGGTTCCCGATTTTCTATATATTTAACAACAAAACCATTTGACTTTAAATAATCATAATAATATTTCATCGTTGCTCTATGTAACATTAATTTCTTTTTATTGTAATTATAACTTCTAAAATAATGCGGATGTTCCCAAATAACATATTCGTATTCTTTATGCAAATACTTTTTATCAAATAAATGATTTGGTAATATTATAAATTTTTTCATAGTATATGTATATATAATATGAATACAATATCTAATTATACGTTAATTTTTATAAGCATTATAATAATAATAAGTATGTCTGTATATAAGAGCATAATAATTGAACCATTACTAAACGAGAGCTCTGATAAAAAAGATGAGTATGAATCATCTGAAAAAAAAGATGAGTATGAATCATCTGAAAAAAAACATAAGTATGAACCAGATAAACTTGATATACCATATCATGATAGTGTTGATGATTTAATTTCACAAAAAACTGTTAAAGGAGTAGTTAGAGTATATGATCCAATAAGTAAAGAATTAGTTGAATTAGTTGGTAATGTTCCCGAAACAAAAACGTATTATCAAGATCAAAAAAAATTTAAATATGGTATTAGAAAATTTATTCCCGATTATGAAGATAGTGTATATTTAAGTAAGACGCATGGACCTAAATAACGTACTTACCAGACAATGTCTTCTTACGACGATCATTACAAAGTGAATTGTTATTATGTATTTCATCATGACATTTCTTACATAAATTAATTAGATTCGCTGTATGATTCTTATGAAAACTTTCTATAAAACCCAAATCATCCGCACATTGCTGTTCTGTTAGATGATGTATATCTTCTCCAATATTTTCACCACATTTTTCACACATTCCTTTGATTTTACTACTATTATAATGCGATTTACCATATGAAAGCAAACCCTGTGTTTTTGGAAAATATTTTTTTCTTATTTCATAAGCATTTAATAAAAATTCTTCGTTCAAATACAATGATTTACATACTTCCAATCCATAACAAGATGGACCTGAACCTTCTTTCAATTTACGATCGTATATTAATTCCCCTAGCTCATTATCATAATGTATTGTCATATGCATACATTTAGTATTTTTCATTTCGCTCATTTCATCACAATTTACAATTTCATGAAAATGAGTAGCAAAAATATGCGAAGAACCACTATCGTGTATGTATTTTAATCCTGATAAAAATATACCAATTGCCGATTCCATTTCTGTTCCGGAACATAGTTCATCTCCTAATACTATTGTATTTTCATTTACACCATTTAATATAGTTCTTAATTCGGACATTTCAACAGCAAATGTAGATAACCCTTTAAATAAATTATCATTTCCTATAATACGCGAATATATTGCATCATATGGTTTATATTCCATTGACGAACAAGGTACATACATACCCGATTGTGCTAATATAATACATATACCTATGGAACGTATCAAACTCGTTTTACCAACTGCGTTTGTTCCATATAATAATATTCCATCTGAATCATCTTTTCCTAATACAATATCATTTGGTACATATAATTCCTTTTCATTTATTCTTTCTATTAAACAATGACGCATATTTTTAATATCGATGAAAGATTTACTATTATTTCCAATTGTTGGTAATTTATAATTATATTTAATTGAATTATATATTCTACATTGTAATACGTCTAATTTAGATATAAATTTAACAATTATTTCAATATCATCGTAATATTTCTCAACAAAATTCAACAACAATTTAGAAAACGTATCTTTTAATATTTTCAATCCAACATCACGTAATGAAAGGACTTGAGAAATTGCTGTATTTAAACGAGGATGTTGAACTTCATTGTTTGATGCTGTACTATTTATGAATTTAACATTAGAATAATCAAAAATATCATCATCATTTCCAGCAAATAATTTCTTTACTAGTTCACTCCGACGTTTTGTTATAACAATTGATTTCCATGTTTTGTCTTTATCATGTGTTTTAAAGTATTCATTCTCACTTTTTTCTATTTGCTGAACCTTTGTATTTAATAAATTAAGTATTTCAAAAAAAACCATATAATTCATATCATAATCTTGTATAATATTATCCAGTTCAGTATTTATTCCTTTTTGCATAATTCTATCATCGATAGATGATATCGTGTTTATTTGACAATTGTTAACTATAAATGTTGATTCTAATTGATGAATAATATAAGCCGTCTTTTCTTCCACATCGTGGTTTCCTTCAAAAAAATACTCCAATAATTTATTATCCAACTTATAATACTTTATTTGTTCTAATGCTATCTTTAAACTATTAAATAAAGCATAAACCATATGTGGCGAAGATTGACTCGTTAATACATTACGCATTATTAATTCAATATCTTTGAAATTTTTCAAACTTGAACGAATATCTAGTGTATTATAATATTCTTCAAAATGTAAATTTATTTCATATTCATTATTTAACCACTCTATATTTGTTGTCGGATTCATTAACTGATGTTTAAATAATCTGTAACCACAACCTGTTTTAGTATTATTTAAAAAATGTAATACACTTTTACATTTACCATATCCATTATCGTCATTAATTATATTCAATTGTTTTACTGTATGATTTCCTAATATTACATAATTTGATTTTTCTGAAACTACAGGTGGCTTTATTTTCTTTATTAGACAAGTATTATGTTCCTGCATATAATGTAAAAGATATGTTAATGACTGTGTTGCGATAATATTATTATTATATTCAGGACAATAGTTCATTATATCATTCCCAAAAAATGTTTCCATCATTATTCTCATATATTGTATTTTTGAACTATTTATTACTTCTTTGTTTTCATTTGTAGTAAATTTATGTATTAAAACGTTTGATATGTTAACATAACTCATTATTTTTGTGTATTCTTCCTGTGAAAAATCACTTATTATTATCAATTCTTTTGGTAAATATAACATTAGTTGTCTATCTAATTCATCAACACAATTCGGATTAAATATTTTTTCAACACTATATTCATGAATATACGAATTTCCATCCAAAATATTTACAAATGACATACCAAATACTAATCTAGATTGTTTAATCTTTGTAAATACAGATGATGTATATTCATGTATCCAGATACAACCTATATAATTTGTTCTCTCAATGTTATTTGTATCTACATTGGAAATATATGTACCTTTTGAATAAATATTTTCTAATCGTCTATTTACATCATTTCCTTCTTTGTATTGATTTATTAATGGAACAACATAATTATTATCAATTATTATTTCTAAAAACTTTTCAATAGCATAATCCGGAAAACCTGCCATTATGATATTATCATCGCCCATTTTTGCCTTATTTGAATAATTTAAATTACAAATATTAGTTATATCTTCCACATTTGACCCTGTTATTTCTCCATGTTGATTTTGTATTCCATACATTTCATAAAATGAACCTACTTGCATAAGTATAATGGTTTTATCGCCATATTCATTCTTATATTGTTTTGTATAATTAAAATATAAATCATAAATTGAGTCATTTTTCTTCGGTTCCTTTTTCTTCGATTCTTTTTTTTTAGGTGGCATATAATTTATGTATAACTAATAATTACATAAATTATAATTCTATATTGATATAAAATATATATTCGGTAAAAATTGAATAATATATTATTATGTTGTATAGAGCAAACAATGTTCTCTAAAAAAATGTTTGAAAAAAATGATAATTGTAATTACGGTCAATATTGTATTATAGATTTAGATGACACAATATATACAGCACATAAAAATCTTGTAAACAACATATCATTCAGTAATACGTATAACAATACTATAGAATATAACAATCATTGTATATTTACAAATATTATATATTACACCATTGTTGGGTTGAATATATTTTATCAAACATTTATTCCTCCGTTTAGATAATTATGTAATAAATTGTCTGGATTGTGATTATACAATGAACCACATAATGTATGGACCACTTCATACATTTTGCGTAATACTGATTCTGGTGTAATACAACCCACTTTTATCAAACCACGCTTCAATAAATCTTTCTTAATATCTTGTATATCTACATTCTTTATTTGTTGTACTTTCATTGTTATATTTGAACGTATTTTTTTATTTGATATCAATACTGATATTTTTTTACCTACTTTTTGCTTACCAACATTAAATGTTCGTCGTATTATTTTCTTCTGTTTCTCGCGTGTTTCTTGTTGTTTTCTCATATCATTGTAATTACGAAGAGCTTCCAATTCAGTCATTTGTTTATGTGTTTTTAATTTATTAGCATATTCACTATTATAACCAACATTTGATGTCATATTATTAGATTGTGAATTATTGGACTGTTGTAAATTATGAAAATTTTTAGATGTATTATAATTACGATATGTTGGCAAATTACCATTTTTCAAACAACCATATTTTGGTTTCATTGATAAATCGGGCATATGAAAATGCATTGATATAGGTTCATTCGTTATCGGATTAGTTTCTTCTATAATAGGTTGTTCTAAATCATTATCAATTATTTGTATATCATTATAATGATGTTGTTTCAATGTTTTATTATTAACTTGTTCGCCTCCTTGGTTATAATACGACATATCATTATTATTTTTTATTTGTTGATTATTATAATGAATGTTTTGATTACCAGAAATATTAATATTCGGTTCAGTGACTTTATGTTTTTTTTGTAAATTTTCCATGAATTGTTTCGTTTCCTCAAATGAAGAACCATTTGATATATTATTAGTTTTTGATTGTGTATGTACTAAAGACATTTGTTGTCTATGTCGTTCATCTTGATGTTTTCTAATCATCCTTAATAATGATTGTTTACGCAACGTTTCATTTCTTGGTTTAGGTTTATTTTTTACCTTTATAGCACTATCCGATGTTGCCGTTTTTTTACGATTCTTTTGTGTTTTTCCTTTTGATAAAAATAATAAATCTGGATGAACGTTTATTGTTTTTTGTTCCATGTTATACTACTATGCATAGTTAAAATATTCATTAAAGTTAAACTAATTCTATTTTACGAATATAATGTATTCATAATAAATTTCTTTTCTTCGTTTATTTTTTCTATTTTATTATTTTCGAATGTTTTCAGACCATTGTTTAAATCATCTATTGTTATTTTTCGTTCTTGGATATCATTTCCATACATCCTACGACTAAATGCTATTTTTGAATATGTAAACAATACTTCCACATCACGCCCATATGATTTAAATTTATCATTATTTTCTTTAAACCATTCATTCGTTACTTCGTCATCTAATAACCATTTACCATCAATTACTATTTTTTTAAAAATACTATATAATTCTTCGTAATTATATTTATCTATTGTAAATTTCCATATAAATCTAGATTCTAAACCTTTATTTGACGCAAAAAAACGTTTTTCAATGTCATCTTTATAACCAGCTATAATTACCATTAAATTATCTTTTTTATCACTTAATGCTTCACATAATGTGTCTATACATTCAGTACTATAATTGTCTGAATCCAAAGAACCCAATGAATATACTTCGTCTATAAATAATACTCCTCCTAGACATTCTTCTATTACTTTTTTTGTCTTCATAGCAGTTTGACCTAAATAACCCGCTATTAAATCACTACGAGTTACTTTCTTAAATATATTATTTTTTAAAATACCTATTTTTGAATACATTACTCCTAATAATTTTGCTATTTCAGTTTTACCAGTTCCTGGAGGTCCATATAATATTGTATGTTTATAATCCCCTTTTGAATAGCTATGTAATCCCTGTAAAAAATATAATAACTGATCCAATACACTGTCTTTTAAACTATCCATCCCTATCATATTGTCTATTTCTACAAGCTCATTTTTAATTTTATGTAAAGATTTCAAATCAATATTATAGCTATAAGAACTATCATAATTATTATTTTTTATTATCGTTAATAAATCTCCAATTTTCGATATATTTGTTTTTATTATTCGTTTTTCTTTATAATTTTCATTTAATAATGGCTCAATAAATATATTATGTTGTTTTTGCCACTCTTCATATGTTCTTTTTTGAGTTTGTGGATCATATTGTGGAAATGTTTGAGAGCAAAAATTTGGTGAACTATAATTATTACAAATATATGATGAATTTATATTTCGTATAATTTCAATATAATCTTTATGCTTCAAGTCATCTTTTTTACTATATTCGTCCAAATATTTGATGAATGTATTAGATTGAAGGCTCATTATTGTTGTTATGAAGATATATTTATGTTATTTTGAAAAATAAAAATTGAAGCAAATACTAAATAAAAAATTATTATTAAATTATAATAATCATGATGTCGTTCGAATCCTCTCATAATTCAAAACCAGCTTCTAGTTCGTTCAGCACTGAATCAATACTAAAAGAAATTCAGTTTAATGAAAAAATACAAAGCGAAGTCAATAAAAAGATTGATGATGTTTCAAATGGTATTTTGAAACATATTGGTGAATATATAGAACAACCTTATCAAATTATTGAATCATATTTTAATAATAAACACCTAGAACGATTAGTTAGACATCAGATCGAATCATATAATCATTTTATTAACATTCAAATGCAGCAAACTATTAATATGTTTAATCCTATAAAAATTCATTCAGAAAATGATTACGATATTACAAAAGATAAATACTCATTAGAAATTGAACTTTCATTCCATAATTGTAATTTATTACCACCACAAATACATGAAAATAATGGGGCTACCAAAATTATGTTTCCTAGTGAAGCAAAATTACGTAATTTCACCTATTCTTCTATTATGAACGTTGATATTTATATCAAATATAATATTCTAAATACAGAAAATATGGACAATCCTATTACTATTGAAAAAAAAATACCAAAAGTGAATATCGGTAGAATACCAATTATGGTTAAATCAAATACTTGTATATTATCACAAAATAAATTTATAAATCCTTCACTTACAGGAGAATGTGCTATGGATCCAGGTGGCTATTTCATTATTAAAGGTTCGGAAAAAACTGTATTGGGTCAAGAGCGTGTCGCTGAAAATAAGATATATTGTTTTGACAATAAAAATAAATCAAAATGGAAATTCAGTGCCGAAATAAAATCCGTTCCTGCTTTCAAATGTATATCACCCAAACAAATTGATATGTATATTGCTTCTAGAAACAACGGTTTCGGTCATGTTCTATATATTAATATTCCACGCATGAAACAACCTATTGAATTATTCATTTTATTTAGAGCATTAGGTGTTACTACCGATAAAGATATATGTAAATACATTGTATTAGATATTGAAAATGATAAAAATAAATTATTATGTGATTATTTAAAAGCGAGTATTCATGAAACTAGTCATATAATGACACAAGAAGACGCATTTAACAGTTTTGTAAATGTTGTATCATACACATCTTTACATAGTGATTCAACAATTGCAGCAAAAAATAAAATATCATTCGCAAATGAAATTATTGAAAACGACTTATTCCCTCATTGTCACACAAAAGAACAAAAATTATTCCTACTCGGTTATATGGCTAAAAAATTAATATTGACATCATTAGGTTTAATGCCTTGTGATGATAGAGATTCGTATATTAACAAACGTATTGAATTATGTGGTACATTAATTAATAATTTATTTCGTAATTATTTTAATAAACTTGTTAAAGAAATGCAGAAACAAATCGTGAAAGAAATTAATAATGGTTCTTGGCGTTCCAGAGAAGATTATGAAAATATTATAAACCAAACTAATATTTATAAAATACTAAAATCAACTACTATTGAAAATGGTATCAATAGAGCATTATCTACTGGTGATTTCAGTATAAAACAAAGCAATAGTAGTAAAGTAGGTGTAGCACAAGTTCTAAATCGTTTGACATATATTGCAACTGTAAGTCATTTACGACGTATTAATACTCCTCTTGAAAAAAGTGGAGAATTAATTGAACCTAGAAAACTACATAGCACTACTTGGGGATTTTTATGTCCGGTTGAAACACCAGAGGGTCAATCTGTTGGTGTAGTTAAAAATATTAGTTATTTAACACATATTACTATTCCTACTAGCTGTTCTAATATATTTAATTATGTAAAAGATTATGTATTTGATTTTCACGATGTTTCTTTTAATGAAATTTATACTAATGTTAAAGTATTTATAAATGGTTGTTGGATTGGTATCACAAAAAAACCAATAGAATTATATAATTCATTAAAAGACAAAAAATACAAAGGTATTATTAATATTTACACTTCAATCATTTTCGATTATCAAAAAAAAGAAATTAGAATATGTAATGACGCAGGTAGAATGACGCGACCATTATATAAAGTAAAACAGAACAAAGCATTAATTACGAACGAAATAATAAAAAAAGTATCCAAAAATGAATTGAAATGGAACGATTTATTTACAAATTGTTTATTAGATGAATCTGTTATGGAATATATTGATCCTGAAGAACAAAATTACGCAATGATCGCAATGAAATCCAAACAAAATATATTTGATAATGAAAAATATAACTATACTCATTGTGAAATTCATCCCAGTACTATGTTTGGTATTCTTGCTTCTTGTGTACCTTTTCCAGAACATAATCAAGCACCAAGAAATACATATCAATGTGCTATGGGAAAACAAGCTATTGGTATATATGCTACTAATTTTGATAAAAGAATGGATAAAACAACCTATATTCTTAATTATCCTAGTCGTCCGTTAGTTGAAACCCGTGTTATGGATTTTATTAAATTAGATACTATTCCTTCTGGAACACAAATACATGTTGCTATCATGACTCATGGTGGTTATAATCAAGAAGATAGTGTATTAATTAATAAAGGTTCTATTGACCGCGGATTATTTTTGGCAACTATTTATCATACAGAAAAAGATGAAGACAAAAACATTATTCGCGATGAAATTATTCGCTGTAAACCAGACAAAACAAAAACAAAAGGTATTAAATATGGAAATTATGATAAATTAAACGCACAAGGTTTCATTGAAAAAGATACACTAATCGAAAATCGTGATGTTATTATTGCAAAAATGATTCCAATTAAAGAAAATAGAAATGACCCTACCAAAGTCATCAAATATGAAGACCAAAGTAAAACATATAGAACCAATGAAGAATGTTATATTGATAAAAATGTTACAGACAGGAATGGTGATGGTTATGATTTCGCAAAAGTTCGTATTCGCACTACCCGTAAACCTGTTCTTGGAGATAAAGTTTCTAGTCGTCACGGACAAAAAGGTACTGTTGGTAATATTATTCCGGAATGTGATATGCCATTTACTAAAAATGGTCTAAAACCAGATATTATTATCAATCCTCATGCTATTCCATCAAGAATGACAATCGGACAATTAAAAGAAACTTTATTAGGTAAAGTTTTATTAGAATTAGGAATGTTTGGTGATGGTACAAGTTTTAGCGAATTAGATGTGAAAACTATTTGCGACGAATTACAAAAAACTGGTTATGAAAGTTATGGAAACGAATTATTATATAATGGAATGACTGGAGAACAATTGGAAATTAATACATTTATCGGCCCAGTATTCTACCAAAGATTAAAACATATGGTTAGTGATAAACAACATAGTCGTTCTATTGGACCCATGGTTAATCTTACACGACAACCTGCTGAAGGAAGAAGTCGTGATGGTGGTTTCAGAATTGGTGAAATGGAAAGAGATGTTATGATCGCTCATGGTATCACTAACTTTTGTAAAGATCGTTTATATGATGTTAGTGATAAATACAGCGTGTATGTATGTAATAAGTGTGGACTCATCGCATCATATAATGACGGAATTAAAAATAAATTATATAGAAATAATGATTTAAAAATACATTTATGTAAAACATGTAATAATATCAATGATTTTTCAAAAGTAAATATGCCTTATTCATTTAAATTACTATCTCAAGAATTACAAACAATTAATGTTGTTCCTCGTATAATCACACAATAATTTATAATTTGTTAGTATAATATATCTTTTTTCATACATATATGAATAACTATGAAATAAACGATATCCGCGAACAAAAAGATTTTTCTGGAATTACATTTTCAGGATATAAAAAAAGTGATTCAAAAAAAGAATTAATCAAAAACTTATTAGCAGGTAATATAGAACCTTCTTGTTATTGGTGTGCAGAATATATATGTGCCGGTCATTATGGTGAACTATGGGAAATTTTTTTATTATTTTTTGGTAAGCATATCCATGTCGGAAATCCAAAAATATTAATATATCTTCAAAAACGGTTTAATATGTTTAAAGGACTTATTCGTTCCGATGAATATATATGCGAGTTACATGTAAGAAATTCACAAAAATTAAGACATTTATTCGGAGAAATCATTTGTGTTTTATGTCTAGCAAAAAAAACTCACGGTATAGAACCTTTAAAAATTAATCGTGAAGAAGAATTCAATATTCTTAATATGCAAGATAAATTAATTGCTGATAGTACCGATTATGTAAATAAAATATATCAAAAAAAAGATCCAATTGAACTAATGATTCCATTTAACGAATTATATTATCATATTATTAATAAAGACTGTAGACAAAGTTCATATTGGATTGAATGGCTTTTAGAATACGATTTATTATGTAGAAAAAGAAAACAAAAAGCACTTTGTCAAATTAGATACGAATATAATGTTGATAATAAATTTCGTCAAGATATTGTATGGATTATTTGGGATATTTTCTTTAATCATGCAAATGAAAACAATGATGCTTTTCTTGTAACCGTATTAAACGCATTAAATGATATATTTTGTATAAAATATACTACAGCTTCTTGTAAAAAACGCAGATTCTTGTTATATTTTGGTGTTTCATTATTAACCGAAAACATTAATAGAAGTTCTGAAATTATGCCTAACAATAATATTCTTCAAAATGTCATTAAAAATATTAATATTATTTATTCTCAAATCAAGAAGAACGAACACAGTCCCAATACTGATTATTTGTTTTCAAATATAGATAAACAAAATAGTATTGAAAAATCATTGAAACAAATGGAAATGGTAAATTCTATTGACTTTACAAATAAGTAATATTGTAAATCATAATAAAGATTATATTATACATAATTGTATATTATGACAGAGTTTATCGATTGGAATTCCATTACAGATGCTCCTGATTTTTCTGATTGTGTAAATGGTAAAACTGTAACCGCAAAAATTGTTTCTGTATATGATGGTGACACTGTTAAAGCTATTTTTCCTTTGAATGGCGAGATGTTTAAATGGAACTGCCGTTTAAGTGGCGTTGATACTCCTGAATTAAGAACTTCATGCAAGATTGAAAAAGAATTCGGATATACAGTTAGAGATCATCTTCGTGAAAAAATACTCAACAAAGTCGTACAACTTAATTGTGCTGACCTTGATAAGTATGGACGTTTATTAGTAACTATATTATGCGATGATGGTAATTGTGATGTCAATAAATGGTTAATTGAAAATAATTACGCATTCGCATATGACGGTGGCACAAAACAATCTTGGGAAGAATATCTTACAACGTCAAGAATAATGTAGATATTCAAAGATTTACGTATCATAACAATTGTATATTTTTATGATAATTTAGAATACTTTACAAGAACGTTCAATGATCTAAAACGATGAACCGAAAGCGCCGCCGATTAAACTATTAGCAGCCATTGGACCTGATTGTAAATGTGAACCTAATTCTGGAACTTGTTGTCCTTGTTGTTCTTCTAATTGTTGAGAACGACTTGTTGATTGTGGTGCTGGTGGACCGCTATAATAAATGTCTTCATCTATTTCGGGTTGCATCATTTTACGTTTCGCGATATTTATTTCTTTTTTTTGTGTCATTCCTTCTTTTGGCACAGGGGCTTTTTCACCGTTCCATAATTCGATAGCACGATCATATAATATGTTGGCTTTCATTCCTAATTTGGTTTGAATACTTAGTATGATTATCAAGAATGCTAAAACTACATTTGTCGCTGTTAATGATTCATATTTGAATCCACTATATGTTGGGAAATATGTTATAGCGCGGTGAATTATTATTACACCTGCAAACATAATTACTATTTGTAAAGCAATTTCTACCATCAATTCCAATGAAGATTTATCTAAATCAACATCAGGAATATATGTCTGTATTAATTTGTTTAATACTATAATTGGCACAACACCCATTAACGCATATTGGGCTACATTCATATATTCAGCATTTCCTTCTGGTGTTCCATCAAACACATGTGATATGAATGTTTTTTGTTCTCCATGTTGTAAATCCAAATCCATTATTATAATGTTTAATTAGAAAAGAAAATAAAGTTATCTTTATGGTATCAACTATACATTTGTGCCATAATGCAACACGAAGAACAACAGTATTTAAATCTAATACAAGATATTATTAAAAATGGAAGTTGGGAGGAAACTCGCAATGGAAAAACCAAATCCATTTTCGGTAATTCAATGCGATTTTCATTAAAAGATGGTATTATTCCATTACTTACAACTAAAAAAGTTGCTTGGAAAACCTGTTTTAAAGAATTAACATGGTTTATTCGTGGGTCTACCAGTAATAAAGAATTACAAGAACAAGGTGTGAAAATATGGAATGGAAATGCCAGTAAAGAATTCCTTGATTCAAGAGGTCTAAATTACGAAGAAGGTGATTTAGGTCCTATTTACGGACATCAATGGAGACATTTTAATGGACCCTATGTTGATTTCAATACTGACTATACTGGTAAAGGTATAGATCAACTTGCTAATGTTATATCACAATTAAAAGACAAAACACAACAAACTTCTCGTCGTCTTATTATATCAGCATGGAATCCATGTCAAATTGATGAAATGGCACTACCACCATGTCATGTGTTAATGCAATTCAATGTTCGCGAACATAAATATCTTTCATGTGCTTTATATCAACGTAGCGGTGATGTAGGTTTAGGCGTTCCTTTTAATATTGCTTCTTACTCTTTTTTGACACATATTATTGCTAAACATTGTAATCTAGAAGCAGAACATTTTGTATATTTTTTAGGAAACGCACACATTTATGACGATCATATTGAATCATTACAAGAACAATGTAATCGCGAACCTTTAAATTTCCCAAGATTATTAATAAATAAACAACACGAAAACATTAATGATTATAATATTGATGATATCACATGGATTACACCATACGAACATCATAAAACGATCAAAATGGAAATGCGTGTATAAATTATTAGTAATGCGTTGTTTTATTTTTATTTTTGTCACTCTATTTTTTATATTATGTCCAGTGCATTAGCCGCGGCAAAAAGAAGAAGAGCATTTAATAATGATAACAACAATCAAACAACTGATAATTCAATAAATACTACTACCAATCAAAACAATACTCAACAAACTACTCAAAATAGTAAACCTGTATCAGACAAACCTCGTACCATAAACGAAGCCCTACGTTTCTTGAATAACAGAATTGACACTATTGAAAATAATATTTCCAATAACCAGACTAATACACCATCCATGATTGATAACGAAGTTATTGAAGAATATGAAAATCGTTTCGACCTTATTATTCAAGAGATAAATAATTTGAAAGACGCTATGTTAAAATTACAATCATTTACTATGGATGTCAATAAACAACTTTTCGAAGAACGTATTAATATTTTATCTTCGAATGATGACATTTCTGATGCTGATGACTTACAAAAAATGATTGATAATAGTAATAATATTGTTGAAATAAACGATTTTGACAATAATGATGTCAATGAATCGGAAGAAGAAATTACAGAGTCGTAAAACTAAAAATTGAAATCATTTAAAGATTATATTTTATTACAATCAATAAAATATAGTTATGGAAATCGTAATTACAGAGCCTACTAAAATTCAAACTTTCGCCTTTATTTTTCAAAATATAAAAACATTTACTGATTCTGTATCAGTTCAATTTGATGACAATGGTATGTATATCCAAGCAATGGATAACTCACATATTACCATTTTTGATATAAAACTAAAAAATGATTGGTTTACCACATATAAAGTATCCGAAAATATAAATATTGGTATTAATTCAAATATTATACATAAAATTTTAAATATTATTGACAAAGGTCATACACTTCATATCGCATATAGTTTAAATTCTGATAATATTGATATTTCATTCCTTTCTGATAACAAAGATATTTTAAATAAAGAATTTACAATGCCTCTTATAGAAATTGATATAGAACAAATGGGTATTCCCGAAACAGACAGTACCGCACAATTTACAATGACATCCGTCAATTTTATTAGTATTATACAACAATTATCTATATTTGGAGACAGTCTTTGTATTTGTTGTAATGAAAAAAATATTGATTTTATTGCCAGTGGAGATAATGGTAAAATGACAGTAAATATTGATATAGATGATTTAGATGAATTCGCTATTGTCGAAGATGAATCTCTTAAACTGAATTTCTCTTTGATATATTTAAATAAAATCGCATCCTATTCAAAGATTTGTAAAAATGCTGAAATACATTTAACTGATAATTATCCGGTTCAAATTAACTATTATTTGGATAACAATAACACCATTGATAATTCCATTAGATTTTATTTAGCACCGCAATTGTGCGACGAAGACGATTAAGACAAAAGTTACGTTCATGATATTTTTTGTTTTGGTCTTTGTTTTGATATTTTTTGATACTTTGCGTTATTATAGTATTTTGATTATTCCACAATACTATATAACATATATTATGAATTTTGTATTACATTTATTTTTATTCATATTTTTACTTATTGTTTATGTAAACATAATCAAACATAATACTTTACATGATGTTTATGACACAAACTGTATTTATAACATTGATTATATAAATAATAATGACTTGCAAAAGAAGTGTGATAAAAATAAAATACTTATTTTTGATAATTCTATCGAATATATTGATAAAGATATGATTACCAATATTGATATTAAACTCAAAAATACCAATGATGAAAATCATATACTTGTACCATTTAATGTTTTTGAAATGTCATTGGATAATAATACTAATTATACTACACAGAATTTTATAGATATTAGTGGTATTACAATATCCAAGTCATTATTTCCTATCAATTCATATTCGAATAAATTAAACATTATGGGTGGTTCTAAAAATTACATTTCGCCAACCTATTTTCATACATATCATCGCAAATTCTTTCTTGTTTTGAATGGTACTGTTGATATTGCTTTGAAACCTCTTACACAAGATGATATTATACATAAAAACATGTTAGAATACGAATTCTCTACGAAAACGCCATTATGGATACCATCTGATAATCACGATATATCTAATTCTGATGTAAGTACAATTAATCAATCATTTACAAACCACGAATCCTGTACTGTATATAAAAATCAAATTATATTTATACCTCATAATTATTGTTATTCAATAAAATACAACGATAATTCCATTTTATTGGATTTTTCTTGTCATTCATTAAGTAGTTTATCATGTAATATACACAATATTATTATCCATTATATACAACAATACAACGTTCATGATAACAATATAGACTAATTTTACACCGATTTCGTTGGATATTCTTCTATCGTATTTTTCAAATCATTCTCCATATTGTCAATTATATCATCTATAGTTTGTTGTAATAATACCTGACGCTGTTTTATTATCGGTTCCTTCGGTATTCTCTCCATTCTATTTTGTATTTCATTGAAATTATCCAAAGTTTGTTGAATGATTTCAATGATGTTATCATAATGCCCGAATATAACACTCTTACATATATCTAATCTATCATCCAATAACGATTTTTCAGAAATAATCAGTTTATTCGCAAAGGTTAAACGATCACATCTTATGTGTTGATATATCTTAAAACATTCAAAATGATGAATATTTACTATTATTTTACATTTTTTTATTAAATCATCTCGCTCCTCATCCCAGCCCATTATATTTAATGATTTCCATTTTGTTTGTTGTTGTATCTTATCCCACATCATATTTCTCCTATAATTTAAAGATGAATTCACAGAATCATTCTGTTCTATAACCGCATTTATTACGCCTATATCATATTCATATTCTTTTTTTGTATTATATAATTGACAAAAATCTATCGGATGTCCTTGATACGGCATGTATAATGGTTTATATTTATAATCTATACAATTGTCTTTTATATATTCGTTCATTATCGCTATATTTGATAAACTATAATCAGCTATTCGTGAACCACATTGAATGTATTGTGCCATTTGTTCGTGTCTCAAATTTTCCGTTAAATTTTCTACATTCAAAAATATAAATCTTGGACTTTCTAATAATAATTTAGATTGTGATTTAGGAGGCAACCATAACTGTGTAAATACATAAATGTCATTTGAATTTAAAAAATTATTAGACTTATTAAAATCGTCTATTTCTATTATTTCATCAAACAAAGATAAACTACGAATATAATCATCTAATACTCGCAAATTCTCCTTATATACCAATACAAATCTAAACCCACGTTTATTTGGATAAAATGTATCCATATAAACATATAGACAGAATACTTTTATATCATTTTGGACGAAGACAAAATGATAATTGGAAAATATGATATTCCTGATTTTGATAGCATAAATGAAGAATTCAATGAATTACAAACTGAATTATACAATACTATAAATGTATTTCAAAAAATTGCTAATACATTCAAACGATCATTTTTTTCTAATTTTCAAAAAAAATATACCTATATCATATAAAGTTCATTTATAATGAAATTGTTATACGATATTATCACCATCGCCGTTGTAATGCTTATATTAGATTACATATACATCAATCATGTAATTATTCCCTCTGGATATTCAAAAATGATATCTAATATACAAGGTTCGCCTCTCTCATTAAATTTAAATGGTGCTATCATTAGCTATGTCGCACTTATGTTCGGTTTATATTATTTTATCATAATAAATGAATGTACCATTCTTGATGCATTTTTATTAGGTATTGTTATATATGCAGTGTATGATGCTACTAATTATGCTACAATAAAAAAATGGGATCCATTTGTTGCATTGATTGATAGCACTTGGGGTGGCGTATTATTCGCAACAACCACATTTTTAGTTTATTCATTCAATGGTACCACCATACATTATTATTAAGTTTTTTAAGTCGCATTGACTCGTTTTTTCAGAACCCATACATCGTTCTTGAACTTCTTTCTTTTGTTCGTCCGGTTCCAAATTATAATTCTCATAAAAGTTCTCAAAATCATCTTCATCATCAAACTCTAATTTAAACGTATTCTCATTTACCTTACCATTATATCGTTCATATCGTTTTATCCATGATGGAGTATCTATTATGTAATCTTGCCAATCATGCGCCCATTTTATGTAATCTAACTTTGTTGGTTCTTGACAAACACTATTTAATTCTGTTCGAACTTTAAATTTACATAAATCTGCCATCTGTTTCCAATTCATTGTTTGAACTGTATGATACGAGTAATATTTATTATGATCTTTACATAATATGTATATATTTTTATATTTTTTATCATCTTTTTGCTCTTTACATTTTATACCTTTTTCCATTTTCTTCGCAAATTTGCATATAGAATATTTATATTTTATCATATTCTCAATAATTTCTCCTATTATGTAATGTTTTGAATTGTCATTTTTCCATTCTTCAGTACGTTCTTTTATTTTTTCTGCTATTTGTTTTCTTGTAACATATAGTGTTTCATATATGTTTACCAAATAATCTATTATATCTTCATAAAAACCAGAATGATATATTTCATATCCCCAAAACAAAGCCTCATCTATATTTCTATCCATTAAACTCATAAATAGTGATACCTTAACATTCTGTAAATTATACAAATATCGTGTTAGAATCATGATTAAATATATTGTATTTGTTATATTATATTAGTTATATTGATTTTCAATTTTTACGCATTTAGATATTTTGTACGAACACGAAAATATACACATATAGTATACTCATATCATTATGGATTATGAAAGTAAAATGGATAAATTATCACAGTCATTCAATAATGTAATTAGATCTTTGAAAAAACACGATTGGAAACAATACTCGAATAAAAATTATATCAATATCAATTATATTTACAAAAAGTTAAAAGTAAATCTAACAAAATTACATAAATGCATAGCCGTCATCAACGAACATGAAAAAAATAAACACAGTAATAAAACTTTTGATATGTTATATGATAATGTTGAACTAATGTTATTATATGATAACAATATTGCGTTAGAACAATTATTATTTTTGTTTAGAGAATTTCTAATGTATTTTGATAACATTTACACACATAAAAAATTTGAATCCTTAATATCACTAAAAAACGAAATTTTCGTAAATGTAAACCAAATTATATATTTCCTTACAATCAGCAAATAATAATACCTTTGTTTTTGTATTCTATACACATATATTTGTTTTTTCATAATACATACCATATAATCCAGGCAATACATTTAAACCAAACGGCCATTTTCCCGTTCTCTGTCTACACTGTATAC